CCGGCGGGTGCCTTTTGCTTTCTAATTGGCCGGGTGCTATTCAGTTTCCCCCTTCCCTTGTAACCAGGAAAATTTCTTTACTGAAGCTCGGTTTGATACCTTGAGCTGGGTGGAGTGACTTGGTCTCTTGTGGTTGTGTGTCTGGAAATTGTTTGGTCTTGGCCCTTTCCGACTTGTCTTCCTTCCTACGCGGTTGAACCTTCGGTGTAGACATCGCCGGACGGCTTGATTAGCTTTTGTTTATCCCCTAATGGGGGCCGCTGTATGGGAACCTCGACGAGGCATCGGCAACTTTTAATCCTTTACGGCTACCAAATTTAAACTATTCCCTTGAGACCCTATTCTCACCGTGCATTGTTCCTCGACCCAGGGTTGTACAGTCTCCCTCGAGTGACTCAAAGAGTCTCCACTCGGGTTACTAGAATCCAACTTCGAAGCTGCAATTACGCCACACTTCTCCGCCTTCATCATCGACATTCCTCCCTGTTAACTCAGTTAAGAGACGATCTCGGTTGCGTGAACGCAAGTTCTTTTACACAGTTACCTTCAGGCCCTCCAGGTGAGAGACGGCGTCGGATGGATCCCGCTTGGGCTCCCCCGACCGATTTACAAATTTTATTGGCCCACCGGCCCTCTTTCCATATTCTAAGGCAGCATCGTTGATCATCATTGTGGGCTCCCTAAACGGGACTGACAATTTCGAACGCCGCCTGGTCTTGATTGACCACTCCTGTACCCACCTTTTTCTTCCAAACAAGTGCGATACGCCCGCACTTAATCTCTTTTTCAATACAGCGGCGTATGCTGTAGGCCTTGAGGGCCACTCGACTCCTGTGTCGCCTTCTCTCTCTTCAACTTCCTCCCGGCTCCATGTGCTATCCCTGCACGCGGTCTGGAAGATTACTTCGATTACCCCCCTAAGCTTGGGCTCGATACTTTTCCTCGGAACTGAGAACCACCCTTTAACAGGTGCTGGTCCTCCTTCTCTTGGCTGCCGCTCGAGTGGGTTTGTCAACGGCTTATAGCCTATACCCGCTCTGTTCGTTGAGCCTCTCATTGGTGCCAAACCACCCCCTTGTCCTACGCCACCATCTCTTATTTCCAACTCTCTTGTCAGCAACCGACAATCACCAAGTACGCGTGCATCAACTTTAACACGTAAACCACCGTTGAAAGAACCCCGAAGCGTGCGGGTTATTTTCCGATGGTACTTGATGAAGGTCGTTTGAATTAATCTCTTCTTCGCTCCTTGAAAATCCTTTGTACAAGCCTTTAACCTACCCGCATATGGGGATTGTTCACCTACTGGGCTGAACACGGTTGCAGGACGGAGGATAGCTAGGAGTTTAGGAAGAGGTTTCTTCGAAGCTTTAAAGAAAGTGGAATTGAGGGAGAAGTAGCGGTCGGATAAGAGGGTTTTTCCCTTCGACAGCGTGAGGCCTGCTTTTACACAGGTCGCCGCCCAAATGTCGAATTCCCACCTTTCGCATCTGAACACTATATCATCGCCATTGATCTTGACGTGCATGGTTTGAACTCTCTTGTAACCGAGAGCCATACACAGTCCGATGTAATTAGTGAGACAGAGGAGAGGGAAGGATAGGAAATTGCCCATGAGTTGAGAAGTTGTCTGAGGGAACGTACCGTAGTCCGTTTTGAGGGTTCCCGTAAGTGACCTTTTTGCCAGTACCCATATACTCTCCGGAACATGAGAGGAATGGGCCCGCAGCGCGGAGATGATTTCACTACTGTTGTTTGCATTAAAATTGTCTGTGGCTGCTTCATAGTCTCCGGATACAAAGATCTCTCCGGATTTGACAGTGAAGTCTTTGAAGACTCTAGAAGTGGCGTCACCACGACAGAGCCAGCCGCATTTTGCAAGACGATCGTAGATCATCAGGTGGAGGGGGAGGAGTTGATGTGCTAGGGCCGACTGGATCGTGACCGTCCTTATTTTTCCACCGTCGTCTAGTTGTACTACCGATCTCTCATCCGGGATGGGCTTCGAATTCCCAAGGCACATGTTCATGAATTCATCTCGAGTAAACTTGCTCTTGACGAATTCACGCGCGCCACCCTTTCGTCGTCCAGCCTCTGTGCAGGCGTTCTTCGAAATGGTTACGCGTTCAACATAGCCTTGGTAATTCTTATCCCAACCTTTCTTGAAGATATCGGATACTACTAGATTAGTCATATTCACAAATTCCTCATTGGCAGGATCTGGAACTCGACCGGCTCGGGTGATGTAGGACTCTAGTCCAGCGGACGTAGCGTCGGGGGGAGAGGGGAGGATTTTTCGGAGGAGGAAAAGAGATGCCGCTTTTTGTACGGCTTTGGTAGAGGGGGTGGGGGATTTTGGGGAGAATAGGGAGGTGAGGGGTTTCGTTA